TCAACGGCGTCAAGCGCATCGGCGGTGGGTGCGATCCGGGGGCGTTCGAGGGTGTTCGGTCTCGGTCCACGGACGTGTGGGATGTGGTGACAGCAACGCACACGACCCCAGGGACCTTCGGTGAACTGCTGCATCAGGTGTATCTGTTGACTCGGACCGCAGCTGGCGGCAGAATCGTGTGACAATGACAACCTTCAAAAAGCTCATCAAAACGACATCCGAATCAAAGTGGCGAAACAAGGCATCGGCCCTCAACATGGTCAAGCAGATGCGCCGCATCGACGACGCTCTCGGTGACCGAGCAGTGGACCAGCGGTACATCGACGATGCCGTTCAGTACATCACGCAGACGTGGCCGAACCCAGGCACTGCACGTCGTGTTGGTGCTGCACTAAAGAGCCTCGTCCGATGCGCGCAGCGGTACGACATGCTCGAGGAGCGGCTCCGTGTTGAGCTGCCGCCGGCCAACGACAGGGAGCGCCAGCACCTGACAGACGAGCAGCGGCAGTTTCTGTCCGAAAAATTTTCGGGCTGTCTGGTGTATCGGCTTTTGTGTGTCACAGGCCTGCGGGGCGCTGGGGAAGAGATGCGCCGGCTGCGCTGGTCCGACTACCGGGATGGCTTGTTGACGATCACCAGCAAGAAAGGACACGGCACAGTGCTGCGGCAGGTGCCTGTCGGCAGAGAGACTGCGGCAGTGCTTGAGCAGCGCCGGCAGTCCAACGAGCAGCGGATCGTGAGCGAGCAAGAGATCCGCTCGTTCAACACCAAGTGGCAGGAAGTGCGCCAAGTGTACCCGCACCTTGTCCCGTACCAGATCCGCCACAGCTACGCCAACCATCTTGTAAGGAACGGCGTGCCCCTGCACGTGGTCAAGGAGATGCTAGGCCACGCTTCCATTGTTACGACACAGCGATACCTGCACGTGGACGCCGCAGACCTGACGCGCATTGAGGAGCTTCTTTGACGTACTCGGAGCAAGACCAAGACATCTACCAGCTGGCTTACGACCTGCGCTGCGTTGACGGGCAAGGCCGCGTACAGAAACAGCGCGAGGCTGGCCGGTACAGCAAAACAGGACCGGGTGCCCGCATCATCCAAGAGATCAGCTCGCGGTTGCTGCTGGCAATCAAAGGGTTCTCGAAGATGCAGGTGGTGAACTGCCCGACTCGCCCTACATCACCACGCGCCAAGGCGCAGGCGGTGCTCGAGAAGGTGGACAGCGGAGTCGTCGCAGCCATTGCCGTGGAGACCGCTGTCAACTGCGTAGCTTCACGGGACCGCAACACCACGTTCAAGGTCCGCAACCGCATCGCACACAACATCCGTGAGCACTTCTGGCTGCGCGACCACATGCTGTGCAACGCCAAGGACTTTCGCCGGGTCAAGAACCTTGTAGCTCGAGGACTGTCTGGCAAGTTCCGAGGTGATGCGCTGCGCGTGCTTGAGGAGATCAGAGCTACAGGTGACAAGCCGTTTACTGAGACGCTTGTGGATACCGACTCGATGATCCTTGGTGCTGTTGTTCTTGAGCTGCTGTTGGACGTGGCGCCGGACGTGTTTGAGACGCACCAGTACGTTGACTACAGCAAGAGCCACAAACGGAAGAACCGGAGCTACCTGCGCTTCACTGAAGCCTTTTCAAAAAGAATCCATGACCTCGAAGAACTCTACGCACAAGTTACACCCCTCCATCTACCGATCACTGAAGTCCCGCTCGACTGGACAGCAACAGACAACGGAGGGTTTTACTCAAATGCAGTACGACGCCGTCCCATCATGGGAGCGCGAGAACGAGTACAGCTGCAATCCATGCGAGACTCGGAGTGCCCGGCGGTCTTCAAGGCAATCAACACGTTGCAGCGCGTGCGGTGGCGTGTCAATGAGGAGGTTCTGGAGGTATACCGTTGTGCCGTGGATGGTGGATGGGCCTATCCGAATCTTGACCTACCTCCCCGTGAGAACCCTGCACGTCCTTCAAAGCCGGAGACAACGCCGGAGGAAGCGCCGAGTGAGTGGAAGGTTTACCGCAAGGTAGCCCGCAACTACTACCGCAAGATTGAGGAGTGGGATCAGCGGCGTGCGGAGATTGCCCGGACGTTGGCACTAGCTGACATGTACGTGGAGAAGAAGGGGCACCACCTTGTTCACGGCATTGACTTCCGAGGCCGCATCTACCCCACCACGTCTGCGCTGAACTACCAAGGTGACGAGCTGAACCGTGCCCTGTGTTGTTTCGACGAAGCCAAGCCGATAGGTACGGGCAAGTCGTTGATGTGGTTCAAGGTTCACGGCGCCAACACGTGGGGCGAAGACAAGCTGTCGATGGACGCTCGCTGCCAGTGGGTGGACGACAACAGGGACAGGATCAAAGCGGTCTACGACGATCCGCTGGACAACCGTTGGTGGTGTGAGGCCGACAAGCCGTGGCTGTTCTTGGCGTGGTGCTTAGAAGCCGGCGCCGCCCTAGAAGATCCGCAGAACTTTGCAAGCCGCCTACCTGTTGCAATGGACGGTTCGGCTAACGGGCTCCAGATCCTCGGCCTTGCTACGCGCTGCGAGCGCACCGCTGCTGCTACGAACTGCCTGCCCGCTGACATCCCTGCCGACATCTACAAGGACGTGGCAGACGAGACGACAAAGCGCCTGTTGGAGTTCGCAAAGAACGACGACAAGGAAGGCGAGTGGGCTCGAGGGTTCCTGATGGTGGGCAAAGGGGAGATCCCGCGCAAAGCCACCAAGCGCCTGACGATGACCTACGTGTACTCGGCCACAGCCTACAGCCGGCAGGGCTATGTAAGCGACTGGTATCACGACGAGGTTGCCGGCCAGCGACTGGACCCACCGCCGTTTCCTGGCAATGACACGTACAGCGCCACGTGGTGGCTGGCAACTGTGATGGTGGACGCCCTTGCTGACGTTGTACGCAGCGCCGCAACGGCTATGTCGTGGATGCAGCAGGTCACGGACGTGCTGTCTAAACACAACAAGCATTTGAGCTGGGTGTCACCTACGGGCTTGCGTGTTCAACAGGCCTACCGCAAGAGCACCAGCAAAATCTACGAGATCAGCCTGCGCCGGAAGGTAAAGGTGTACACTCGAGAGTGGTCTGATGATGTAGACAGCCGCAAGGCGCGATCAGCATGCGTACCTAATTGGGTTCACAGCATTGACGCAGCGGCTGCGACCCTTACAATCTGCCAGGCTGTAGATGCAGGCGTGACTGGGTTCCAAATGATCCACGACTCGTTTGCATGCCACGCCCATGATGCACCCGTGCTGGCACATACGCTACGCAGCGTGTATCAGGACATCGTTACTGACAACCCACTACAAAAGCTGGCAGACGACGTAAGAAAGCAACTGCCGTCATCAGAAGAGCTGCCTGAACTACCGATGTTTGGTTCGCTTGACCTTAATCAACTCCAAGATTGCCAATACTTTTTCGCATGAGTCCTCAACAACAACCCTACGTCCGAGTCGCTTCGGAACTGAAGTACACTCCGACCGTCCGCGCCCTCTTTGTCACGCTGGCCGAGCCCTACTTCTACTCGCCAACTGACGAGAAGGGCAGCTACTCCGTCACCTTGACGCTAGACCCTGAGAAGGACGACGACTTCCTGACGGAACTCGACCGGATGTCTGAGGAGCTGATGGATGATTGGCTGCAAGAGACCGGCACGGACGCTGCCGACATCACGCCGAAGAAGCCGCTGTTTTATCGGCGCGACGAGAAGGACGAGGAGGGTAACAAGACCGGCAACACCCTCATCAAGATGAAGAAGAACGGCACAGGCCAGCGCAAGGGCGGTTCTCGCTACACGCTGAAGCTGCCGGTCGTTGACGGCCAAGGGCAGGAAGTGCCGAAGGATGTCATCAGCAGCCTGGGCCGCGGCACCAAGCTGGTGGTGGCCTACCGCGGTGAGGCCTACTGCATGAACGGTGTCTTTGGTGTGACGCTGAAGATTGAGGCTGTGCAGCTGGTTGAGCCGATGTTCCGGCAGTCGAACGATGCTGCTGATGCATTCAAGGGACGCGAGATGGACGAGGCGTTCACTGTTGGCGACCTAGACTGATGACTGTCGGCATCGGGGTGGACCCTGGACAGAGGGGCGGCATAGCGTTTGTGTCGCCAGGCTGGGTTCAGGCTTTCCCGATGCCGCTCCTTCCCAAGGAAGAGCAGAAGGCAGCTGGTACACCCATCAACTGGTTTGAGGTGTACCGGCTGTTTTCCCAGTGGGACGTATGGGAGAATTACCTGTGCGTTGAGAAGGTCTGGGGGATGCCGGGGCAGGGGGCCTCGAGCACCTTCAAGTTTGGGGGTAACTTCGTTGGTATCCTCGCCACCGCACAAATCATGGGGGCCAAGATGGAGCTAGTGGTCCCCCGCAAGTGGAAGTCAGCCGTCCTTGGTGATGACTACGAGCACGACAAGCAGGGGGCCTTTGCATTCTGTGCAGATCGCTATCCGCAGGTGTCCTTGCTCGCCAGTTCTCGACACCGCACACCACACGACGGCATGGCAGACGCTTTGTGTCTAGCACACTATGCCGCTTTCAAACAAAAGAACTAAATGCCCGGAGTGTGGGGCCAACAGGGGGTTGGCTTCTGATGTGCAGAGCGAGCGCAAGTATTGCTTTGCCTGTCAGTACACCGAAGGGACCGCACCACGTGAGGCTGAGGCCTCAGAGTTTTTCAAAAAGACCGCCAACATGAATGTCATTAGCGGGGTGTCTGTGCGCCCCATCGGTAGCCGCCATCTCACCAAGGAAACCTGCGAGCGTTACGGCTACGGCTTTGCTCAGTACGCAGGGCAGGAAGTGCAAGTCGCCAGCTACTACGATGACGTAGGGGCGGTAGTCGCGCAGAAGCTACGGCTACCGGGCAAGGACTTCCGAGTGCTGGGTGACAACGACG